TAGATTTTACAGAAGATTTTAAAGAATTTAATGAAGATATAGAAACTGAACACGAATGCCCAAAATGTGGCTTTAAATGGAGTGGTAATGCTAACTAATGAAAATCTAATTATACCAAAATTAGATGATATAGTTAAAATACCATTTAATGGATTTAATGTAATTTCTACATTCTCTGGTGCAGGTGGTTCTTCTTTAGGCTATAGAATGGCTGGTTTTAGAGTGCTATGGGTTAATGAATTTATGCAGAAGGCTAGAGATACCTATAAAATAAATGCAAGCTCTAGCACTGTTATAAATGGCAAAGACATTAGGGAGCTTGATTATACTGATATTTTAAATGAAATTAAATTAGATATTGGTGAAATAGATATTCTTGATGGCTCACCACCTTGTGCAAGTTTTAGTACTCAAGGTAAAAGGGATAAAGATTGGGGTAAAGTAAAATCATACAGTAAAACAAAACAAAGAACTGATGATTTATTTTTTGAATATATAAGATTAGTAAAAACATTAAAGCCAAAAGTTTTTGTGGCAGAAAATGTAAGTGGTTTAGTAAAAGGTAGGGCAAAAGGTTATTTTTTAGAAATTTTAAAAGAATTTAAAAAATGTGGCTATAATGTAAAAGTAAAACTTTTAAAAGCCCATTGGCTGTACGTACCACAAATGAGGGAAAGAATTTTTTTTATTGGTATTAGAAATGATTTAAATAAAGAGCCACAATTTCCTAAACCTAAAATTAATATGACAAAAATAAGAGATGTTTTGCCTTTTTTAAATAATAATTCTATGTCAGATGATGACATAAATTGGGTTAAAGAAAATACTAGAATGGGTCAATTATGGAAATATACAAAAAGGGGTACTAATTTTCAAAGGGCTGGTTTAGAATTATTTGGAAAAAAGGGTAGCTATTTTGGACAATATAGAGTAAGCCCAGATAAACCTTGTAACACTATATTAACAACACCTTTATATCATTGGGATTTATGTAGGTTCCTAACTATCCCAGAAATAAAACTTTTTTCAACATTTCCAGAAGATTATAAATTAACAGGTAGTTTTTCAGATAGATTTGAAAGAATTGGTAGAGCTGTGCCACCTTTTATGATGAAAGAAATAGCTATTATTATAAGAGATAAAATCTTAAATAAAATATAATAGGAGTTAACATTGGAAATACCAAAAAATTGGTCTTTTAGTAGTAAAGAAGTTGCTGAAAATTTTGATAATCATGTTAGGGAACAATTACCTTGGTATGAATTAGCAACACAAGCAATAAAACACATAGCAAGACATTATATACCGCAAAATGGTTTAGTTTATGACCTAGGGGCATCAACAGGGAATATTGGCAATACACTTTTGGATATATTGCAAGATAGAAATTGTAAATTTATAGCATTAGAAAAAGAAAAAAGTATGCTTGAATTATACCAATGTCAATATGGTGAAATATATGAACAAGATATAAAAAATTATGCTTATAATGAATATGATGTATGTATTTGTTTTTTAACACTAATGTTTATTGAGCCAAAATATAGAAAGAAATTATTAGATACTTTATATGAAAAGCTAAATATAGGTGGTGCATTAATAATTTTCGACAAAGAAGAATCAGAACAGGGTTATTTTGGTTTAATTAATTACAGACTTACTTTGGCAGAAAAAGCTAAAAACGTTAAATCATATAAAGATATAATAGATAAAGAGTTATCTTTGCAAGGTATACAAAGACAGATAGATAAAAAATTATTAGAGCCATACAACCCTAAATTATTTTTTAAATTTTCAGATTTTGTAGGTTATGTTATAGAAAAATAAATTATTAAAGATAAATACTTTTACTCAAAGGGAAAAAGAGGATTATGGCAAGACCGAAGAAATATCAAATTGATACCAAACAACTAACAACATTAGCAAAATTAGGGTGTACAAATATAGAAATGGCAGACTTTTTTGGGTGTTCACCAGATTTATTAGAAAAGAGTTATTCGGAATTTCTAACAAAAGGAAGAGCAGAGCAAAAAATGCGATTAAGACAGCTACAATGGAGAGCTTGTGAAAATGGTAATGTAAGTATGCTTATATTCTTAGGAAAGAATATGCTAGGACAACAAGATAGGGTAGAGGAATCACAAACAGAAGAACCATTACCTTGGACTAGTTAATGCCATTAACAAAGCCACAAACTGAAGTTATAAATAATAAATCAAGATTTAGAGTTTTAATTACTGGCAGAAGATTTGGTAAAACATTTCTAGCTATTAATGAATTAGCTAAGTTTGCAAGTAAATCAAATCAAAAAGTATGGTATGTTGCTCCTACTTATAGACAAGCTAAACAAATATGTTGGACTGAATTAAAAGACAGATTAATAGCTCATAAATGGGTTAAAAATGTTAATAATAGTGATTTAACAATAACATTAAAAAATAATTCTAAAATAACTTTAAGGGGTGCAGATAATGAACAATCACTTAGAGGTGTTGGTTTAAATTTTATAGTTTTAGATGAGTTTGCAGATATACACAAAGAAGCATGGTATGAGGTGTTAAGACCTACACTTTCTGACACAGGTGGTCATGCTTTGTTTTGTGGTAGCCCTAGAGGTTTTGGTAATTGGTCATATGAATTATTTAAACAAGGTGAAACTAATAAAGATTGGAATAGTTTTAAATATACAACTTTAGAGGGTGGTCAAGTAGGTGATGAGGAAATAGAACAGGCTAAACAGGATTTGGACATTAGAACATTTCAACAAGAATATGAAGCTACTTTTGTTAATTATTCTGGTATGATATATTATAATTTTAATAGACAAAAAAACATTATTGATAAGTTTGATAAAGAATACCCAGTTTTACATATTGGTTTAGATTTTAACGTAGACCCAATGACTGCTGTTGTTTGCTATATTGATAGAGAAATAATTATTGTTGTTGATGAAATACAAATATATTCTTCAAATACACAAGAAATGTGCGAAGAAATAAGGAATAGATACAAAAATAAACAGATAATTGTTTACCCAGACCCTAGTGCTAGACAAAGAAAAACCTCCGCAGGTGGATTTACTGACATAAGTATATTGAAAAATGCAGGATTTGATGTAAAATGTAGAAATACAGCACCTCTAGTGAGGGATAGGATTAACTCAGTTAATTCAAAACTTAAAAATGTGAATGGCAAAAACAATCTGTTTATTCTAAAATCTTGCAAAAATGTAATTAAAAGCATAGAAAGACAGATATACAAAGAGGGAACACATATACCAGATAAGGATAGTGGATACGACCACATGAATGATGCTCTTGGTTATTTAGTTGAGTTTAATTTCCCACTTAGACGGAATTTTGTTGCAAGCCCTCCTAAGAGGTGGAGTTAATGAAAGAATTTCTGCATAGCAAACATGATTTATGGCACTCAAATATATCTAATTGGGAATTTTATATAAGAAGTTACTTAGGTGGCAATGATTATAAAAATGGCTATTATCTTCACAGATACATATTAGAAACCCCAGAAGAATATGACCAAAGGGTAAGGCATACCCCAGTAGACAATCATTGTAAGAATGTTGTGCAGATATATACTAGCTTTCTTTGGCGAGTGCCACCTACAAGAGATTATGGCGATTTAGATGGTGACCCACAATTAGCTTCATTCATAGAAGATGCTGACCTAGATGGCAGAAACTTTAATACTGTAATGCGAGAAGTTCAAATGAACGCTAGTATTTATGGGAATTGTTGGGTTGTAATTGATAAACCTCAGTCAAATGCTAAGACTAGAGCCGAAGAATTAGCCCAAGATATAAGACCTTATGTTTCAATATATACACCAGAGAACATTGTTAACTGGAGCTATAAAAGGTCTGCTAGTGGTAGATTCTATTTAGATATGTTGGTTGTAATAGAGGATATAAATTCACAAAGAGCTATCATTAAAGTTTTTACAGAAGAAACTATATCAACATATGAGTTTGAGGATTATACAGAAGAATATACAGATAAAGAGCCTAAACTTATTGAAGAAATACCTAATGCTATAGGTGTGATACCTGCGGTTAATGTTTATAATCTAAGGGGTGCTAAAAGACCTATAGGTATAAGTGACCTTGCTGACGTAGCTTATTTACAGCAATCTATCTATAATGATTATTCAGAAAAAGAACAATTAATCAGATTAGCTAATCACCCTAGTTTAGTTAAAACACCTAATGTTGAAGCTAGTGCAGGTGCAGGTGCTATTATAGAAATACCAGAGGATTTAGATTCAGCTTTAAAACCTTACATAATTCAGCCTAGTGGTCAAAACCTAGAGGGCATTATGAAGTGTATTCAAACTAAGGTTGATGCTATCGATAGAATAACCCACATGGGTTCAGTAAGAGCTACAGGTTCACAGATAGCTAGTGGGATAGCCTTACAAACAGAATTTCAATTATTAAATGCTAGATTATCAGAAAAAGCCGATTATTTAGAAAATGCAGAGGAACAGATATGGTCTTTATTTGCTAAATGGCAAGATAGAGAATGGAATGGGACTATTAATTATCCAGATACGTTTGATATAAGAGATTGGGCTAACGACCTTACTTATTTACAAATGGCTAAAGCATCTGGCATAAAATCTGAAACATTTAACAAAGAAATAGATAAACAAATAGCTGAAGCAGTCATAGATGATAACGAAACAATCAAAACAATTAATGATGAAATAGATGCCACTAGAACAACCAGAGGTCAATTCCAAACAACAGAGGTTGAGGGACAAACAGTAGTAAGCGAAGAAACTTAATTTGAAAGGAAAGTAAAATGAGTTTTGCAAGTTTGAATAATGCACCTTTTGGTTTAGCTGTCCAAATGGGTGTAATTAATAGGTTTAGTGGTGTTCAAAAATTTGGCTATAATGACACAGTAGGTACAAGTTTTGAAACTGTGTGGACTAATGGTACTGGTTTATATGTTTATCCAACAACAGCAAGTACAGCGGTAGCCACATCTTCAAATACAGACGATAATGACAGTACAGTACATATATTTGGTTTGGATTCAAATTTTGATTTAGCAGATGAAGTTATAACTGTAGGAGGTAGTGCTTCTACAACAAGTTTTATAAGAATGCACAGAGCTTTTGTATCGTCAGCTAATACAGGTGTAGTAAATCAAGGCGATATAACAGTAACAGTAGATAGCAAAACAGTAGCCTTTATATCAACTGGTTATGGGCAAACATTGCAGTCAATTTATACTGTACCAAGAAACACAATAGGATATCTAATGTCCTTTGATGTTGGTACTTCAAAAGATTTAGAAATAGAAGCAAAAATTATGGCTAGACCTATTAATGGGAATACTTTTCAAACAAAAGCATTTACAACATTAAGAGGAGGAGCTTTTAGAAAAGAATACAATGTGCCAGAAGTTTTAACAGAAAAAACAGATGTTGAAATGAGGGTAAAATCTAGTGCGACATCTTCTGTTTCTGGTGGGTTTGAACTTATATTGCAGAATAAAAATGAATGATTTTAAATTATGCCCAAAATGTAAATCTCATGCTCCAGAAACGGAATTAAAAAATGTTTTTAAGTGTGTTGTTTGTGGTTTAATAATTAACGAAAGATTAGACGATAGGAAAGAAGATGGCGAAGTATAGAGGTAGGGAAGTTAAATTAAACAAACCTTTTAGGCTATCTACTGCTGAATCTAAACGTAAAAAGTTTGGGGTTTATGTTAAAAATAAATCTACTGGTAATGTAAAGAAAGTAACTTTTGGTGCTAGAGGTATGTCTATTAAGAAGAATATACCTGCAAGACAAAAATCTTTTCTAGCTCGTATGGGTGGTGTTTTAAAAGAAGTTAAAGGGCAAAAGACTTTAAGCCCTGCATACTGGTCTATAAGGGCATGGAAAAAAGACTTTCCATTATAATAAATGTCCAGAATATTAGAAAAATTAGCTGACCAACATGAAGAAAGAATGATTAATGTCTTATATAAGTTAGAAGAAGACGTTATTAGGGAAGTTTCAAGAGCCACAAAAGGTCAATTAGTTTCACAAAGATTGGCTATACAATTACAACCAAGAATAAGAAATATAATTGAATCTACATTTTTAAATGAAGCTGATTTAATTATTAATGAAGAATACAATAAAATTGCCAAAGTTGTGTTAGATACGTTTGGCGAAATGCCTATACCTAATAAATTTAAAAGTTTAACAGAAGTTGACCTAGCTACAATAAATGCACTTAAAACCCAATCATTTAGTGGCTTTGAAGATATAGCCGAAAGATTTTTAAAAATTATTAATGATGAAGTTTACCAAAGCACAATAGCAGGTAGACCTTTTGAGGATATGGTTAAGAACATAAGACAGCATATTAATGGGGTTTATCAAAAATCTAATAGTCGTGAGATAAATGAATTAGTTGATTTTATTAACGAGAATAAATTTGATGAAAGTAAAAGAGTAGCAGTAGAAGAAGCTGTTAAAAAATTACAAACTCAATATGCCACAGATAGGGCAGGGAATAACCTAAGAAGATATGCAGGGCAAATAGCTCATGACTCAGTTATGCAGTTTCATGGACAATTTACAGTTTCTAAGGCTAAAGAAGCGGGATTAACTCATTATAGGTATACTGGCACTCTAGTTAGGGATAGTAGACCTTTCTGTCAGAGTATGCTAAATAGGNTATTAACCGAAGCTGAAATTCGGGATATTTGGAANAATCAANGTTGGGNNGGNAAATCTACTGGTGACCCTTTTATAGTTCGAGGTGGATATAGATGCCGACACACTTGGATTCCAACAGACCCAGAGTGGGATATATAGGAGACTTAAATGGAAGAAAACAAAGTAGAACAGACTACTGAAACAGTTGAAGAACAGCCAACAGAAGAAAATCTTACTGCTCAAGGCTTTACTCAAGAACAGGTCACAGAGATTGTAAAGAAACGATTGGCACAGGAAAGAAGCCAAATGTATAAAAAATTAGGTGTAGAAGATTTAGATATAGCTGTTAATGCTGTTAAGACCCAAAGGGAATTAGAGGAAAAACAAAAAATTCAGAAAGGTGAATTTGAAGAAATCCTAAAGAATAAAACCCAAGAATGGCACAAAGAAAGGTCAAACTTGGAAAGCCAATTAAAAGATATTAAGATAAATAAATCATTATTATCTTCAGCATCTAAGAATAAAGCTATTAATCCAGACCAAGTTGTAAGCCTTTTACAGCCACAAATTAAGCTAAATGAAAGTGGAAATGTAGAAATACTTGATTCTAAGGGATTACCACGCTATAATTCAAATGGGGAACTCTTTACTACTGACGAGTTGGTTCAAGAGTTTTTAACACAAAACCCGCACTTTGTTGGTGCTACTCCTAGTGGCTCTGGCTCTGTGTCAAATGTGGATAGGACTGAACTCAATAAACCTTTAAATTTGAGTGATTTAGATATGACTAATCCTAATGATAGGAAGAAGTACTCTGAATATAGAAAGCAGAGAGACTCCCAATCAAGAAGAATAGTTATTAACAATTAATTGCTATATATTTATAGGAGAAAAAGATGGCAAACGAAACAACCTCAACCACCATTTCGGAACTATATACCGAAATAGTCGCTGAAGCATTATTTGTGGCAAGCGAACAGTCAATTATGAGAAATCTTGTTAGAAACTACACTATCATAGGCGGTGGTAAGTCAGTAGAAGTACCGATTTACGGAACAGTATCTGCAAGTGCGGTAGCAGAAGCAACAGATTTATCTAATACAGCAGTAAACCCAACATCAGTAACTATCACAGCATCTGAAGTAGGTATTATGACAACACTAACAGACCTAGCTAGAAACTCAGCATCAAGAAATGTTGCAGGGGATATCGGTAGGTTATTTGGTGAAGCCATAGCTAGAAAAATGGATGCTGATTTATCTGCTCTATTTACAGGCTT